CCACCGGCCAGCAGCTGAGTGTTCCCATAGAAATTGGGTGCAATCCCATAAGTATAAAAAGACCCTTTAGCACCATCCAGGTCGACCCAATCCCCGGCATGAGTGCCATCATCGAGTCTTATGGATGAAGTCTCCAACCATTGATACATGGCCCCGCAGCAGTCCTCACAACCGATATTGCTGATCATGCGCTGTCCAGCGGTATCGCTATGGCCCCCGGTGGTTACGGGATCGGCGGAAGTTGAGATATTGGTTTCCTCATTGCTTCCGGCGGCGATTAGCTGAAATTCTGGATCTCTCAGCATTCGCTTTCCAACGGCCCCGTAATCATCCACGAAATCCATCCAGTTGCGGGTGTCTGAAATTGTTCCACCATTCACAGATAGTGTTGACACTCCCGTTCCGCTGGTCAGATAAATATCAACCCAGATGCCAGCGGCGGCAGAATAAACCATCCCCGCGTTATTCCCACATTTCGCCCGGTGTTTCAGATCCCATACCGATTGCGGCAAAATCCCATTGGCACCCAAGTCTGTCAGGGTATGTCCACCGATTGTTCCCACGGCTGCACAGACGGTGTGAAACCCACCGATATTCCTACTCGTATTTGCATCATAACCACTAGGAAACGTACTAGCAGTAGAAATCAAGAAAACTAATGATCCGGAATTATCACACGCATAAACATAATAATCCGTCCCGGCGGCAACTGATCCAGTGTCCAGATCGGATGCGGTACTTAGATCCGTATCGGTGTCGATGTAGAACCATTTATCATTAATAGATAACGGTATCTTATTACTACCTTTAATAGTCACTTCGCCCGCGTCTTTATACTCAATAATTCGGTCTAACTTATTAAGTAGAAAATTAGCGACAACGGAGCCTAGTAATGCGTTCTGACTTTCCACTTGTGTTATCAGTCTATTTGCCATATCTATCCTGCCTCCTTTGCTGTTACCAAATCATCCACGGCTTTTTTAGTCGCGAATCCTTTCTGTTTCCACACCGGATTCGGGTTGTCAATTTCTTCCGTGACAAGGTTATCATCTTCTTCCGATCCGGAAACAACTCTGATAACCTTACTATCGTCAATTGCTTGTAATAATTTCAAGTCCACTAATGCCTGATCTTTATATTCCGGCATAGCAAACAAGTTGTCAAAATCAGTTTTGGTTGCTATATATTTTGGATAACTTCTCATTTTCTCCTCCTCCTTATGATGAATAATTGACCGAATATCGGATGGTTTTTGATGCACCCAGACGGTTCTTTATTGCAATGCCTGAACCTGCATCATACACACATAAATTCCCGTCTGTATCTGTGTTAACAGCGTTTGCTGAGTTGGAAATCACTGTTACGACACCACCTGCTGTAAAGCTAAATTGTATCCATTCCTCATTGTCGCCTGCTTGAGCGAATCCCCAACCGGAAACGCTAGTAACTAATGTTATTTCAGCTTCATCAGCTACAGTTTCAACACCAGGTCCATAATCTATCCATTCTGTACCTGTACCATAATATCTTTTATCCGTATCTTCTACATAAACCTCACGACCTTCATCAGCAGCTTCCCACACAGGTAATGTAGCAAGTTTTTCAATAATAAACTTTCCTTGCATCTCAATTCCATATGATTCCATTGATTCACCTCTTTTAATAATTTAAAAAATATTTAATTATCGTCTGTATCACAAAAATAATTTCGTTTGTGTAATAATTTCTCGTCATCGTTAAAAATTCTATTTAAGAATATATTCAATATTAATCTTTTAATATTTTCTTGAATATTATATAGTATATCTATATGTAAGTATATAGTACATTTTTAATATCGTTTCCCCTATTACTTTCAATGTTATATTATTATTAGGGTATTTTAAAGTCTTGAGGGTTCTTAGTACTATGTTCCAGATCCGTTAAAGTATTTAGGAAGTACTAGTTATATCTTATTATTCGTCAGTGTATTAAATATGTATGCTGTTGTCTTATAAGTAATAGAAGTTATAATAAAGAATGGTAATGATATAGTTGTAATTATTGGGAGTATTGATTTTTCGAACAAATTTAAATATTCCTTTATATACAAATTTTGAGTATAATTCATCTTATAGGTGTCCTTTATAGTAATTACTAAAACGTCGCGCAAGATCTATGGTGATTTGTCAAGATAAGTATAAATATCCCTCAACAATGGTTTCAGTTGGGGCCATTCCGACACGCCGTCGAAACAGCCTTGTGCAAACGGTTTTAATCTGTCAAGGAGTTCATCCTTATCTAACTCGGATGCGTCTGTGCTACCGTTTAATATCTGATGTAATTCTTCCATCATTCTCTTCTGTGGTAGCTGAGATAATTCTCTCATCTCTAAAGAGTAATCTATACTATCTTCCATTACTTATCCCTCTGTTTATCGAATAACATACAAGGAATACGGACGAGCCAATATACTGTAATGATTCCTACCAACTCGTCGGATCTAGTACCTCGTCTTTAACCATTAGTGACTCCTATTATTCTGTTGCAATTATCTTATCCCACTCTCCGCCTTCTTCAAACGAAATGTGCTCGTCGTCGGTATCTCTGTTAAGAATAACTATGTCTGTACAGTCTTTACTACCTTGTTTAACCAATAGATTTGGTGGTAAACATGCTAATTCTTTAATTAGCTCTTCGACTGTACAGACTGTTGTAAACCATTTGTCATTATTAAACACAGATTCAACCCCGTATTACAATTAATGGTTATCTTTATCTTAATAAATCGTCAGTGTATCAGTTATCTTCTTTTTTTACATATCCTTCTTTAATCATTCTTTCCAAAAACATTCGTATAATTCTTCAAGTGAATACCAAGAAGTTCCACCAGTCATACCTGAACTATCAAATTCTACTGAATCATTCCAATCCATTAATACTCTCCAAAAGGTGGTTAACCAAAGGTATCTATTTAAATTGTTCCTCACTCAATATATCATCAACCGTATTCTTTAATATTTTTACTAACACATCAGGTATATTAAATCTCTTTCTATTTATTTCAAGACTTTTATAGATATCACCATCAGCATGTCTCATTGTTGCTGCCATCCAATCACAAATCATCTCTGTTAAATCTACTAAGTTCATTTTAGAGAAGTCGTTGTTAAAATATTCTGGATGATGACGATTATGTGAATAGTGGTGATCTAATGCTGGTTTTAATTCTTTTAGATATTGTTTGTATTCTTTGCTATTATATGTTGTTTCTTTTAATTTATGTGTATAGATGTCTAATAATGATTTTTCTGGTTCTTTTAGTTTTGATAAATCGTGTTTTAATGAACGACGAAATAGCTCGTCCCTTACTTTTTCTATTTGTAATCCTACTTGTTTTATATGTTGTAATGTTTGTTCTTTTGCATCCATATTGTCTTTCCTTTATTTACTAAAACGTCGCGCAAGATCTGCCTCATACTCTATTTTGACTTATCCTATTGCAGCATGTCCAACAATAGATGATGGTAAAGTAATAACTAAAGCAGTTGTTGATGTGAATGATACTGATATTGGAACAACCAAATCATCACTAGCATCAATACAAGTCACACTCACATACTTCTCTCCAAGATTATGTGTTACATCCCATGTATCTGAAGATATCGCTTGTGTATGAATATAAGTACCCAATCCTGATGTACCAGATGTACCTGTTGATCCAGATGTACCTGTTGATCCAGATGAACCACTTGTACCTGTTGATCCAGAAGTACCAGATGATCCAGAAGTACCAGATGATCCATAAAAAATACCGTCTACACCAGAAGTACCAGTAGAACCAGAAGTACCAGTAGAACCAGAAGTACCAGTAGAACCAGATGTACCTGTTGATCCGGATGTTCCTGTTGATCCGGATGTTCCTGTTGTACCACTAGTTCCTGTTGTACCACTAGTTCCTGTTGTACCACTAGTTCCTGTTGAACCAGATGATCCATCATTACCCGATATTCCAGAAGTACCTGTAGATCCAGAAGTACCAGTTGTACCACTTGAACCAGAAGTACCTGTTGAACCAGAAGTAC